CGATTTTCTTCATTCGCTCACCAGCGCCGATCACAGCAACATAATCAGCACGCTCAAGCTGAGCAGCGGTGAACACGTTTGGATTGCGCTGTTTGCAACTCCATTGAAGGTTGAGAGCACCCTGATGGATGCTGCTCACCTTCTCTGCAACTTTGCCGTGAATTTTCTTCGTGCCTTCGCCGTAGAACAGCAGCAGCAAAGGCCTTTTGACTTGTGCCATGTATGCTCCTTGGTAAAGATTGTGATTGTCAGATTTCAAGCAACTTGCTAAATACTCCAGCCGCTGTTACTGATCGGAGTTACACAGCATCTTTACGAGCGGTAGCCCCTTGGTGTCGGTTCGCACCTTGTCCCAATTGGTGGAGGTTCCGAGCGCTGCATCCGTGGGATTCGCGCCACCATTGGTTACATCCCAGGTGAAGCCGTCAATGCCGATGGTCTCAGCATACTCACCCTGGATTTCAAGCATCAACTGCTCGCTACCAGTGATGACTTTCGCCACCAGATTGGTCAGCTCGCTCATCCGAAGAACAGCCGCGAACGGGGCCAGACCGAGTACATTATAGGTATCCGGAGATCCGGAGTTGACCAGGGCAGCATTATCGGAAACGACCAGGCCTGCACCCAGGAACTGAGGAATCCTGCCTTGCGCAATCAGAACGCCGGCAACTGTTTCCAGCGTGATATCCAAGCCATCAGCCATCAGATCCAGATGTGGATTGGACTCCATGAGCCAGCAGGCAAGCTTGTTCATTTGATCACCCCACTTGCCGCGCGTGGTGTTCAGCCCTTTAAAAGTACACTGATCCGGAGTGCCTGCGGTAATGTCATTGATCAGCGCAGTCTGGCCATTGACAGCCGCCACCAATGACGTGATCGCCGTGGTCGCCATTCGCTGCATGACTGCATCGCCGATCAAACGACCGAGCGCCATGGACCCTTCCGGTGTTTCAAGGCCTGCCATGGCAAACGCTTTAAACGTCACCTTGGTGGGACCGATCCGCCGGTGGCACTTGACGGATACTTCTTCGATCTGTTCCAGCTTCGAAGAGTCCACATCAGCTGTCGAGGTTACGTCCTGGCGGGTAACCAGGCTCGCGATCTGCTTAAACGAGGCCTCTTTTAGATATTCACCGGGATGGATATCTGAGGCGAGAATAATGCTGTTCCGGGAAGCAGCATTAAAGATTTGCGAATTCTGCGCCAGGGCTTCATAGATGCCTGACTGAAACTCATCGTTATAAACTTGAAAATCAGAAATGATACTAATTTGATCAGCCATTTATTTGCGTTCCTTCCGTTATCTGCTTAGTTCGTTCAGCCAGATCTGCATCAACCAGCTTTCGATAGGCCTCACTCCCGTGCTCCTGGATAAACTTTGTCTTCTGTTCGGGAGTTTTGAGATCTGAAAGTTTCGCGCCGGACGGAACTGCTGTTCCGCCACCACCGGATCCGCCGGCCTGGCCGTTTGCCTTAAACAGATGTGGATTGTCTTTGGTGAAGGTCTCGAATATCTCTTTATTCGAAAGCGGCTCGCCCTTGTTTGTATCAAAAAGAACATTACCGTCCTTCTTGATCGTGAGCTTGCCATCTTCACCAACTACCACATCATGCTCCATTTTGAATAGCTCGACGACCTGCTTCGACTTGCCATCGACCGCATTGAATTCATTTGCCAAGTTTCCGAGATCTCGATCGATCACGGCTCTGGCTTTGAAATCGTCATGCTTCTTCTGGAGGTTGTCAAAAGCAGTCTGTTTTTGTTCGAGCTGAGTATTGAGGTTTTGCACCAACTCAGATTCCTGAATGACTTTCGGATCAACCTTGCCCTCTTTCACATCCTTCACAGTCTGCGCAATTTTGGGGACTTCATCCTTCAGGTTCTCAGCATTGAGGCCTAGAGGCTCCAGTTCTGAAAGCACAGCGCTCCTGCCTTCTTTTAGGCCGGAATCTTTGCCTTTGCCGAATCCCTTGTCAAAATTCCCCTGCAGCGTCTCGATGTCTTCTTTGGACAGAGTGCCTTTGGTCTTATCCTCGTTCCATTCAATCTTCATGGTGATTACCTCATTCCGTTTAGAAGTGATTTGAAAAAAGAGTCTCCACTCTTTGACGTGGTAGTTTTTAGTGAGCCGCCGCTCACCAGACGTTTCTTTGTGCCCCGCCGGACAGCCTGAAGGCATCGCAGATCCCGCTCAAAAAAAAAGCGGAGACCCCACTTCCCAAAAATTTAGGAAGTTGGATCTCCGCCCTTAATTGAGCCGGGTGATCCCCTAACGATCAGACAGATATAAAATATCGTGTCATTTATGCTTAGTCAATAGAAAATATTGGCAATTCGTAAAAAACGGCTCAGAATCGACGATCGCGGAACTTCAAGCCACCACACCATTGCTCAAGGTGAGAACTCACGGCCAGCAGCAGGAATCTCGCACGCTGATGGCCAAATCGAACAATGCTTAGCCTAATATCCGCCGTTGGCCGTAATCATACCCATGGCGAGAATTACAGCGATAGTAACAGCAACACCAGCCCAAAAATACCGCCAGCCACCTTTCATCTTACCTCGTTCCATATTTCTTCAAATTCGCTCAAGTCAAATTCATCGCTTATTGGTGATAATATATGCTGGCAGTTGTAACCGCCCAAGCATATAAATATATCACAGCCTTCGACTTTGCCCTTCCAGCTCAAACCGCTCCAGCGTTCGATCTCCTTCTTCTTGAAGATCCTACCAGCACGCTGCACGCAGAAATCGCGCGAATCTTTTATTAGGGATCCGGAATAAAGATAGCGCTCAATTCCAAGTTCGGCAGATTTGATCTGTTGCAGCTGACGATCGAATGAAGCAAACGCCGTTGCTGCATAAGTGCCGCTAAAGCGTTTGAGTAGCCCTGACAGATGTTTGTCTTTCTTCGTGTGACCGAGATGCATCCGCTCCATTCTGCCGGAGAGGTCTCTAAAAGATCGGTTTTTATAAACAGAGCTTAAAAACTCCGAGTAGGTGAGGTTGATAATTCTCTTGTCATTATTGAGCAGAAAATCCACATCGGCCTGGCGCAACTTCGACAATGCGTTGAGATCGCGATTGGTGAAAACGCTTGGCAGATCTGCTGCTTTATAGAAATCGCGTGATAGGCTGGTAAGCTCCTTGTACTCCTTGCCCAATGATGTCACAGCAGAATAGTATCCTGCACGCCTGAGCCAGGTCCGCATTTGGTCGCGCAGCCGTGTGGCCATTTGCACATTTGCAGGAATATTCTCAATATTGCCGCCGGCAGTTTTGACAGATTTTAAAAAGTCAATAATTTCATCCAGCAGTGCATTCTGTGCTTTCTCCAGCTCTCTAATAAATGCCGCCGGCACCGCATCAACGGCTTGCTCACGCTTTTTGATAATGCGGATCAGTTTTTCTACTTTTCGGCGGTCAGCCATCCTTCATCTGCTCTAGCAATTTGAGAATCATTTCTATTTCGTCCTGCTCTACAACCTGGTGCATCGATCCGCGAAAATAGAGAAAGAGCGACTCGCTCTTATCTGGCATCTTTTGGCGTTCAAGTACGTCCAGATTATTCAGATTTAACCAACGTGAACCACATTTCACAAACTTCATAGTTTCCCCCAATTATTCCGCGTTGATGTCCTCCAGTTCCGGTACTGCCCGGATCATATCGAGATTTTCAACCACCCACTTTTGAACCTCTTCGTCTGATTTGCCGGCAAGCTCCGGATTATACCGTTTGGCAATCCTCACCACGTTGAGCGCACCGACATTTATTAACCTATCGATGTCCTCAAGGCTGAGTGCCGGATCTATGCCATCGTCAATCTCCTGCTGGATCTCAAGCCACTTCTTATCCGAGACATTGCCGAGCATCTTCCTGGCCACTCGCTTCACGATTTCCCGGGCAAAGGTCGGAGCATGAAGATCCTGCTTAAAAATGCTGACCATTTCCTCCAGCTGCTCGTGGATGGATTTCACATCAAAATTCTTGCTATAAGAGATTGTGGTATCATGTTCGTCCACATTCTCCCAACGGGCAGCGATATCAGTCATCTCTTGTTCCACAGATTCCATGGCTTCCGCTTTGTCGATCAGATTGTTCAATTCATCCGATGAATCAATGGTCTTGGCCAAACCTGACTCTTCCCGTGGTTTATCCGTTTTCGCTCTAATGCTGGCGAATTCCAGGATCATGTGAGGATATCTTTCGAAGATTAGCTCAACTAGCTGGTTCATCTCGGTGGATGGCATATCGACATAATGCGCCTCAACGCCATCGTGATTGTCGTCGTAGACCAGGACATTGTAGACGCCCATTCCCTCTGACTTGATTTTTTTGAACATGTTCTCAGGCATGGCAATTTTCAAGAACACATGCGCGATCACCATCTGGTCGAGCTGACTCATCAGCTCAAAGGCCTTGAGCGATATCTTCACCACCTGGTCCAGCGCACCGATCGGCTGCTGAAATTCATATTTGGGATTGCGTGCATTGAAGGATCGCACCACTGGCACAACGCCGAGCCCGTGCTCACCTTCAGCAATCACATCCTGGTTCGCATCCAGCTTCCGCCAGTGAGTTTTGTCCCATAGTTTGTATGAAACCTCATCGTCAGATTCAGATGCCTCTTTGAGCAGGATCCATTCCAAGCGCTTATAGCGGTCAAGGCCAAAGTTTACTAGCCGGTCCCAGGGCAACACGTAGGCGTATGGAAAAAACTCAAACCTTTCCTGCTGCAGGCGAGTGATCGCGCCCTCTACCGGCTTCTCCGGTTTATCGACAACCACCAGGCAGCCGCCGTGCACTTGGTTCAAGATGAAGACTTCCTCTTTCACCAACTGTTGAATTGAGCGGTTTGTACCATCGGAGTTTTTCCAAAAGCTGCGCACTGCATCAGTGTTGCTCTCCCTGTCCGGCTCAGTGCTCCGGAAGAGTGCATTCTGGTACATCTTCATAATTTTGGAGGGGAAATTGAAATAGTTGTTTGATGCCCGTTTCAGGCGCTCTTCAAAATCTTTGTCAACCTCCTTTGAGCTGTATTTGGGTAGGTAGGTCTTATTGCAAACATCTCCCACAAACGCATCCATATTCTTTTTCGCAAGAGCATCGATTTTCTGCTTATCCTTGTAGCCTGCCACAGCCTTCTGCCATTCTTCAGGCGAGAATCTTTTCATGATATCTCCAATTTAGAATCCTGAAACATACTCCAATTTGACCTCTGCGCCGTGAGATCTCCTGGCCTCTAGGAAGTCAAGTGCATAATTGGCCATCGCCAACGCGTCCGGACGATCATCGCCAAGCTTTAAGTCGCCTTCAAAATCCAGCTCAGTGTCATCAATCTTCTTTTTGTGGCGCTCAATTTTTAAATATCCCGACGGCATCCGCTCACTGGTGAGATTTGCCAATTCGCGCAACAACTGCCGTAGCTCCATCCAGGATGGAAGTTTTTTCAAAGCCTTGTCCCGGTCGAGCATTGGGAAAACAAAAATATTCCCTCCGGCCTCATCGGTCCCCACCTTCATGCAACCAAAGATCGCATTCCTCAGAGACTTATACATGTAGTGCTTGGTACGGCCCGAATTGTGAATCGGTGTCAAAAGACCGTGCTTCGCCCACTCACTCCAGCCCTCAGCTTGATTTCTACCTTTTGCACTCCAGCGGTAGCGAACCAAACCTTCATCGTAAAGCATATCATTGGTCTGAGCGCAGAGATTTGCATCGAGTGCATCACCGTAAGCCATATCAGGCCGAAAGAAACGCCAGGCCTCTGTCACATCTGCCATGATATCTGCCGGGTGAGCGTCTGGTGGCCACACGCGCCCCCACAGCCAGCGCCGGACACTTCCAACCGACTCAACCACCTGCAGCGAGTAATCAGACGCATCGTCGCCGCCGCCTTGGTGTCCCATGTCGAGCCCAAAGCCTACTTTGCCACTCTTGTTGAAGGTATGCCCCTCGATTGGGGCCACCGGCATCAGTTTCCACTGCAGACCGATATACTGACTAAGCTTGAGCCATATTTCCCAAATGAGATTGCGGCTCTCTACATATTGCAGGCACATTGTTCGAAGCCACTCTTCATCAGTCATTTGAGAGCGTTCATCTTTCACCGCCTTCTCATCTAGGTAGCCGTTGGCCAGCGCCGCATAGACATCCAGTGCCGGCAGCGTGTAGAACCCGGGATCCTCATCAAACTGGTAGATGTTCAGCTTGCCCCAAATAACACCGGATAAGCGTTTTCGAGTGGGAAAACCATTTTTGTTCTTCCCGATTGATCGGCCAAACACCCGCTTCAAGGTCTCACTTGGCACATCATCCAATTCATCGACATGGAGAACCGTTGCATTCTCACCTTCAAAGTTGCTGCCCACACCGAAGCATTTCATCGTGGATCTGTTGATAAACTCCACAAACCCTTTCCCAAATTCCGGCTTTCCAGCAACAGATCTCCGCAAATAGGCCTGCAGCACCGGTGATCTGTCAATTATATCAAATGCCGGCTTAAAAGAGTTCACCGACTGGTCATATTTCGGATTGAAAATCATCACCTCTTCGTCTGGATTGATTACGGCATCATCCAAGTCCTTAATCGAAATCGCCACAGTCTTTCCAACGCGAGGGCATGATTTGCAGAGAATATCCGGATGCTGATCCATAAGAAACCACCATTCCCATTGAAATGGCCGCAGCTCAACACGGTATATCATGCGTAAGCGCTCAAATGGATCTGCTTTATACTTCTGTATAACCTGATCAGCAACCTCTCCAACAACAGCAGCCTGATCAGCTTTCTTGGTCATTTGGGGCAAAGGGGCTCATCCCGAGTGCTTTGACTTCCACAACTTCTGATTTTTGATTCTCACCATTGCCGTTCACATGGTCTTGAATTGTCTGGTCCAGCTTTCTAATTTCCTGAGCTTCGAGAGAGCGAAGCCGAAACTTTTCCATGTTTGTCAATATCTGACGCATGTTGGCCTCTGCTTTCTCGGCTGTTAGGTCGGCCTGCAGCAATGCTGCCCACTCCAGATCAATGTTCTCTTGAGTCTGGCGAGTGAGCTGCATATCTGGTAGCGTCTTAGAGAGTGCACGCATCATATTCATGAGCGCATAGAGATCTTCCGTTTTCACGATTGGAACCGGGATCTTTTCGCCCTTGCTACCGGTTACGGTTTCCGTCTTACCCATATTCTCCAACGCCCACCGAAGCTTTGTGCTGAATATCATGTCCATACTGGCCATTTGGACCATGTTGATTCCCTCGATGTGATCCAAATTTTTGTCAGCGTGTGCTTTGTGATATGCCAGAATCAGTTCGTCCTGCAAAAGGCATGATTTCACTGCGCTGCAATCGGCCTGCTGCTCAGCGCCGCAGTTTTTACAAATAGAGAGATGACCAGCTTGCTCATCAAGCCGCTGGAAGTTCTTCATAAATTGACCGGTCTTGAGCGCGTTCATCGATGAACGCTTCTTTCCCTCTTCTGTTTTTGGACCGGTGCAATTTCTAATTCCCATAAACGTGTACCTTAAAATAAAAAAGCGGAGACATTACTCTCTTCAGGATAGGGAGAGAGCTGTCTCCGCTCTTGGGATTGAGTCGGTTGACTGCAACTGCTAAGGACATTTAGAGTATAGCATCAATAACGGCGGAATTCAAGGCTGAAATTGCTGCTGGAGGAAACTGGGCGCTTTTGAAATTTTTCCTTTTTTTTTAACTACCCCTTCCCCGCATCACAGAACAAATCTAACCAGGTAGGGATCGTGACTGGGAAAC